TCAGGGGGCGACGCCGACGCTGGTCGTCTCCATGCCCTTGATCAGGTCGGCAACCTCGCCGTAGGGGCGCTGGGCCAGATAGCCGAGGATGCCGTTGGCCAGCTCGACAGGAAGCGCGATGTGCGTTGCCGGACGGGATTCCGGAGCGGACGCGGCCGGAGCGGTGGTCGGGGCGGTGGTGGTATCGGACATGATGGTCTTTCTTCTGATGGGTTGTGGTTGGTGGCAGGAGCGCTCAATGGGGGCCGCCCCCGTCGAGCGTCTGGACGAGGTGTCGTCCGGTGCGGCCGTGCATCGTGGCGACGGCCCTACGCTCTTCCGTGCTCATGGAGCGGCGGCTGGACAGGCCGACGGTGCTGGTTGCGGAGCCATGCACTTTGTTGACATGGCTCAAATCGGCGTCCTCGTTCTCCATGAGTAAGCGGTTACTTATTATGCGGTGAAGGCGTCGGCGCGATCAAGCGAAAAGTGATCACCCAACGTTGCCGATGGTGCCGGCCAGCACCACGACCGGCCGGCGGTGAGAGAACGCATCAGGCAAAGGTCGACGCCCGGCGGAACAAGGCGTCGATCCGGTCGTCGTCAAGCCCGAGATGCGCCGCCGCCTTGGCGATGATCGCGTTGTCGCGGCGGAGCTCGCTGGCATACTGCCAAGCGAGTTGCTCAGGCTTGCTCAGCGTCGCCACGAAGGCATCGGCGCTGTCGAGAAGATCGGCTTCGAGCAGCGCCATGCGGGCTTGCAGCGGCGACACGGTCTCCGGGATCGGGCCGACCGGGACATAGGGTTCCGGGTTGGCCGACAGCGCGCCGGTGGCGGGGTCGACCAGCATGCCGATCTCGACCTCGACCGCCTCGTCCACTTCGATGTAGGCGGTGTCGGTGGGCGGCGCGAAGCCGACCACGAACTGGGTATAGCCGGTGACCACGTTGTTTTCGTCGTAATGGACGTATTTCATGACGGATGGTCCTCAGTTGGCGGGATAGAGCTTGTAGACGTTGCGGATCCACGAGCCGTAGCGCGCGTTGACGTAGCGCGCGTTGACGGTGTACCAGCGGGTCAGCGAGTTGTCGGAGAGGTTGGCGTTCAGGCCGTTGTCGACGTTGATGACCGTCCAGCGCCCGTTGTCGACGTCCACGACATAGATGCCCGGCCCCCAGGAATTCAGGTCGATATCGCCCTGTGTTGCGCCGCTCCAGACGTGCCAATAGCCCATCGCCTTGGTGCCGTTGTCCATCTTGCGGGCCAGCACGTTCGACAGCCAGTCATTGCACCACTGCATCCAAAGATTGCCATCAGAGCCGATGGTCAGTCCGGTAAAGTTGGCGCCGCCGTCCGGATGCAGCGTCAGGGACGATTTGGTGCCGCCGCTGCCGTTGCGCAGTTCCAGGCGCAGTCGGTCGTCGGTGGCATAGTAGAGCAGCCCGCGGTCGTTTGCCCCGCCGCCCGTGCGCAGCCACAGGTGAGTGTTGCCCCAGCCTCCGTGGTCCACGAAGGCACTGGCGCCGGACGCTCGCAGAGTGTTGGCCGACATTTCGCCCGATACGCTGCCGTTGCCGGACACGCCGAGACCGCCCGCGGTCACGGTCAGGCCGTTCGCCGCGGAGATGCGGTTGTTGACGGTCAGGTCACCGGTGATGGTGCCACCGGTAAGCGGCAGTTTGGTGCCGTCGCTGCTGGCGATGGTGATGGTCTGCGCCGACGAACCGTCGTAGACCATGCCGTTGATGGTCAGCGCGTTCGCCACCCGGTTCGCCGTGGTGGCGGTGGTGGCGGTCGCCGCGTTGCCGTTCAACGTACCGGTGATGGTCCCGTTGACGATCAAGCCACCGGTGGTAAAGCGGGCGATGCGGGCCTGCTTGCTGTCCTCCTGGGCGTCGTTGGTCTGATTGTTGAGATACACGTCGAGGTATTCGTTGCCCCAGGCCCCCGAAGAGAAGCCCGACCGCAGCGAGGCGACGAGGCGGGGCTCCTGATCGGCGCCGCTGGCGAAGGTGCCGCCGAAGCGCAGCTTGCCCTCCCGGCCGTTGCCGCCGGCGGTCGGCGCCAGGAACAGATGGGCACCCTGATTGCCCGGCGTGGTGCTGACGTTCACCTGCCCATTCGCGAGAAGACCGGCGAAGCTCGGCGTGGCGGTGCTGCGGACGTCCTGCTGGTTTCCTTCGTGCCACACCAGCTTGCGCGTCGCGGCGTTGCCGACATAGACGTCGCCGCCGGGCTGCAGGTAGAGGTCGCCGCTCGGGGTCAGGGCCATGTTGTCGGAGTTCGGTCCCGGCCCGTCGTTGCTGGTGCCGATCCTCAGCAGGCCGTTCTCGCCGCTGCTACCGTCGATGGCATAGGTGTCGTCGTCGTTCGTCCAGGCGATCCACCCGTAGTCCGCACCGCCGGTGTCCGTGCCGCCGAACAGTTCCTCGCGCCCGAAGTAGATGGCATTGCCGGCGTTCACGCCGATGTTGCCGCCGAAATTGGTGTTCAATCTCACATCGAACCGGGCGGCCGCAATGTTGTAGCTCCACACACTACGGTTGTTGAGCCAGTCGTACAGCCCGACGCCCGCAGCGGCGCCGTAGAGCCCGGCGTTCACCCCGGTCTTGACGAATTTGACGTGCTGCTCGGCGGTTGCATGGCTGAGCTGCACATGCCCGCTTGTGACATCCTGTCCGCCGGCCACGCCGAGCCCGTTTCCGACATACACCCCACCGGTGTCGAGGGCGATCCGGAGCGGGCGCAGGCTGTTCCATGTTCCGTTGGCATCGTTGTTGTTGGTCAGCAGCACGTAGTAGCTGTTGCCGTCGTTGCGGTGGATGATGCCGACCCCGGCCGCGCTGGCACCCTGTTTATGCCGAATGCCATCGTTGGTCTGCACGGCGAGCTGGCCGTTCATCGTCGCGCCGGCGAAGGTCGGCGCGTTGGTCGTCGACAGCGCCTGCTGGTTGCCATCGTGCCACACGCGCTGGCCGTCGATGGTCACGTTGCCGGAGCCGGGGACGATCACGCGGGTCGCGTTGCCGGAACCGATCGCCACGCCATAGCCGTCGCCCGCACCGCCGAACTGGACGAAAGCCTGGTCGGTCACGTCGACACGCCGCTGGATGCGCCAGCCCGCTGAAGCCCAAGCGGTGTTCGTGCCCTCGCCCCGAACGATCAGGGTGCGCAGATAATCGGTGTTTCCGGTTCCGGAAACGCTCACGCACTGATTGTGAAGAACGGAGTTGCCCACCGCCGTTCCAAGCGGCGCGAGGTAGGTCTCGGTCTGCGTTTGGAACTGCGCCAGCGTCGGTTGATTGGCCGTGCGATGCACGTTCAGCCAGGAGACGGCGGAGCTGTAGGCGTCGTTGACCGTCTGGTGCCGGAGGATCTGGTTGTCGGCGATCGTCCGCCACCGGCCGTTGTTCGCCGCGGCGTCCGACTCCCAGATGTTGTAGACGGGGGCCGCGCTCTTGATCTCCATGGATGTGGCAAAGAGAGCGCCCCCGGCGTCGCGCAGGGCGATCTTACCGGCGTCCGGAGTCGAGGACGTGTCGATGGTGCTCAGCACACCGTACCCGTTCAGCGACAGGCCCGCGCCCGCGGTGATCTGCAGCCCGCCGTTGCCGCTGGTCCCGTTGCCGCCGGAAGCGATGAGCCGCACATCGTAGTCGGTCGCCGTCGCTCCGCTATGGAAGTCGATGAGCGGCGTACTGGCCGTACCGTCGACACGCCCGAGTTCGATGGCGTTGGTGCCTGCTCCATTCATGACAAGAGCGCTGCCGCCGAACTTGGTTAGGGTTACGGTCCCGGTGAAGGTTGCTCCAGTCAACTGCGCACCGGTTGCCGTGGTCAGGACGGCGTTGCCGTTGAAGGTCAGGGCGCTGCCCGCCAGGGCGATGTTGGATACCGTCATCCCCGACCGCTGTACGTTCAGCCACGTCGTCCAAGCCGTGTTGCTGTCGTTTGCCAGCACGCCGAGGAAACACCCGTTCTCGACGTCCAGAGTCCACGCTTTGGTGTCGGCGGCGCCATCGGTTTCCCGGAAGTTCACCGAGGGGTGTCCGTTGCTGACGTGGAGGTTTCCGCCGAAGGTTACGTGGCCGGCCACCTGCGCGTAGCGGCTGTCGCCTGCTGTGCGATCGAGAATGTCGCCGGCGTTGGCGGTGCCGATGCCGCGCTTGGACACGGCGTTCGCCGCCGTTTGCACCAGCACGCCGGCGTTGCCGTCGAGGCCCGCCAATGTGGTGAGCATGGCGTTGAGCGGCTGCGCGTCGGTGATGCCGTACCCCAACAGGCTGGTGGGCTTGCTGGCGCTGGTGATGTCGCCCCAGGTCGGGCTGGTGAATGTGAGCAAGCCGCCGCGCCGCGCCAGGAAGGTGTTGTCGGCGGTCGCGGCGATGTCGGCGACGTTGCCCGTGCTGTTGGCGGCCCGCCCGATCACCGAGGTCGCGGCGCCCTGGCGGAAGTGGCTGTCGCCGACCACGTTGGGCTGGATCGAGGTAACGATAATCCCGGTGCCACTGCCGGTGATCGGCCCCGACAGGGTGATCGTCTGATCACCGGTGTTGGTGCCGCTGACCGTGGCGTCGCCGGGGATGGTCAGCGTGCGGTTTGCGTCGCCCGTGGTGATGGTCAGCGTGCGGTTGGCCGTCAGATTGGAGCCGAGGGCGATGGCGGCGCTGTGCGAGTTGTCGGTGTCCCACAGCCGGACACTGGAGAAGTAACCGGTCTGCTGGACGGCGGTGTTGAGCAGCGTGTCAGTCAGCCAGCCCGAGGCGGTGGTCGGCTTGCCGGTGGTGATGTCGCTCCAGGCATGAGTATGGCCGACCAGAGACAGCGTGCCCGAGGCATTGGGCAGCGTATAGACGCGGGTGGTGCCGGTGCTGATGCTCGCGGCGTCGAAGCGCGCCTTGCGGGTGACGTCCGTGGTGTCCACGACGGCAAAGTTCGGCGCTCCAACCGTAAACGCCTTGTGGGTGATGTTGGAGTCATTGGCGAACCCGATGATCGGGTTGCCGCTCACCCCATCGGCGTTGAACACCGCGAGTTCCATGGTGTTGACAGCGAGGCTGCGTGCCGCCATCCCGGCGGCAGTGCGTACGACCAGCCCATTTGCTGCCAGGTTGTTGAAGGAGCGCGTCTGCGCGTTGTAGACCGCTTCGAAGGGGATCGCCGTGGTGCCGAGCGCGCCGCCGTTGGCCGCCGTGCACTGGTAGACGAACCCGGCCTGCGTCGTACCGCCGCGCACCAGGGCTATGCCGCTCAGCAGGTCGCTCCAAGTGTCGGCATCCGTCGAGCGGGTGAGCACCCACGGCACGCTTGCGGTGCCCACCGTCGTCACATCGTACCAGCCGTTCTGCGCGGCGATGGCCTGATCCTTGACGAGGACACGGTTCTCCGTTCCCCCGATGACGGCGACGCCATCGACGACCAATGCGCCGATGGTCTGGGCAAAGGTCAGGCTGGCCGTACCGCCCGCCGTCGCCGTCTTGGACAGCGTCACCGTGGTGCCGGACACCGCCGTCACCGTGGTCGCTGACTGGATGCCCGTACCGGTCACCGCCGCACCGACCGTGATCCTGGACGCGGCGTTCGCCACACCGGTCACACTGGCCGAGCCGTTGGTCGTCGTACCGTTGGCGGCGTAGCTGGCCGTCGGGCCGGTCAGTGTGGTCGCGGTGGCGGTCACCGGGCCAAGATCGCCGGTCGTGGCATGGCGGACGGTGCGCTTGACCGGCAAGCTGTCCACCCAGCGTTTGGTCACCGCCTGGAAATCGGCGCTCGGGTCCTGGCCCAGCGTCACCACGCCGCTGAAGGTGGGATTCGCATAAGCGGCTTTGGTGGCCTCCAGGTCCACAAGGATATCCGCGATGGATGCCCCGAGGGGCCCGTGCACCGGATCGACGTGTTCGATCTGATTGGAGGTGGTGCCGTGCGGGTTGCCGACGCTGCCAAGATGGGAGTCGATCTGCGCGTGCGTGTTGGTCCCGGCGCCGCCGAGCGACTGGTGGGCGATGTTGGCCGGGACGAGCGACAGGAAGGTCTTGCCCGCCGTGTTGTCGTCGCGCACGGCGAGGCCCGCATGCTCGGTGTCCACCGGCTTCGAGGTGGCCGAGAAGGTCAGGCGCTTGAGCGCCGCGTCGTAGTTGATGTTGATGTTCGAGCCCTGCACGAAATGCATCGTGTCGCCGGGCATCGAGGCCGTGAATTTCTGCTGGTTGCCGTCGCCGATGGCGGAGAAGCTGAAGCCGCCGACGATGGTCCCGGCGGTGTCCGCATACTCCTTGGCCATCGCCGCCCAGTGCAGCGCCGAGTAGGCGCCGGATTGCACCGGCACGTTGAAGCCGTTCGACGCCCAGGCCGCCGCCAGCTCGCGCTGCGCCGACGCCTGATCGCGCATCTGCTGCGCGATGTCGCGCGCCGACACGGCGTCGACCTTGGCGTTGACGGCATCGGTCGCCGAGGTGCCGGCCACCGCGGCGGCGATGTTGGCGTTGGTGGCGCCGGCCGAGGCCGACTGCGCGCTGGCGTCGGCAGCCTGGGCGCTGGAGGCCGCGGTGGCCGCGCTCGCCGCGGCCTGGTCGCGTGCCCCTTCGGCCGCCGTGCGGGCGTTCGCCGCGGCGGTGGCGTTGGCCTGCACGCCCGACAGGTGGGTGGCGGCGGTGTTGGCGCTGCTCTGGGCCGCGTTGGCGCTGGTCGCGGCGGCGTTGGCGCTGGTCGTGGACTCGCCGGCCTTGGTCGCGGCGGTGGTCGCCGAGGCCGCCGCCTGGGTTGCCGATGCCGCCGATGCCGAAGCGCTGCCCTGTCCCTGGGCGGCCGCGGTGGCCGCCGCGGTTTCCGACGCCTTGGCGGCGCCCGCGCTGGTCTGCGCGGCGGTGGCCGAGCCGGACGCGGCGGTGGCGGCGTTCGAGGCCGTGGCCGCGCTCGCCTGGGCGCCGGTCTTCGCCGTCTCGGCCGCCGTCGCCGACCCGGCCGCCACCTGGGCGCTGGTCGCGGCGTTGGAGGCCGATCCGGCCGCCGCCGAGGCGGAGCCGGCGGCGTTGGTTTCGCTGGTCTTGGCGTTGGTTTCGCTGGTCTTGGCCGCCGCCGCGCTGGCCGCCGCCTCGCTCGCCTTGGTCGTCGCCGTCTGCGCGCTGGTCGCGGCTCCGGACGCCGACCCGGCGGCGGCGGTCGCGCTGCTCGCGGCCTGGGAGGCCGAGGTGGCGCTGGCCGTGGCGCGGGTCGTCGCCGTCTGGGCGCTCGCCGCGGCTCCGGTCTCGCTCGTCTTGGCGGCCGTTTCGCTGCCCTTCGCCGCGGTCTCGCTGGCCTTGGCGGCGGCGGACGCCCCCTCCGCCGCCGTCTTCGCCGCTTGCGCGCCGGCGTTCGCCGTTTCGGCCGCGGTCTTCGCAGCCAGGGCCGATGTCTCGGCCCTGGCCGCCGCCAGAGCCGACTGCGATGCGTTTCCGGCGCTCGCCGCTCCGGCCGCTTCGCTTGCCTTGGCCGCGGTCTCGCTGGCTTTTGCCTTGGTTTCGCTGACCAGGGCCGCCGCCTGGCTGGCCTGCGCGGCGTTGCGCGCCGCCGCTGTGGCCACCGCCGCTTCGGACGCTTCGGTCGCCGCCAACTGGGCCGCCACGACGTCGTCCTCGATCGCGTCGATCACCAGCTGGACATTGTCCATCAGGCCGCCATCGATCATCTCCAGCAGCGCCGACGGTGTCTCGACGAGGCGCACATTGCCCTGCGTGTCGGTCAGCGGATATTTGCCGTCGCCATTCGGCCCGCCACGCGGGTCACCGGCCATCCAGGCGACGAACTCGTCCTCGCGCAGCTGCCATTTGCGGACCAGGTCGGCCATGCGGTTGGCGATATCGGCGGCCATGGTGCCGGCGAAGTTCCGGATCACCATGTAGCCGGAACCGGCGCTGGCCGGGGCGGTCAGGCCGCTGGTCAGATTGGCCGAGACGATGACGGTGAGCGGTTGGCCCGGCGCCTTGGCGGTCAGGACGAGGGTGCCGTTCGTCGCAACGGCGGTCATCGGGCAGGTTGGCGAGGCGTTGATGCGAGCGGCCAGACCGGCGCAGATCTCGGCCACGGTCGGCGAGGCGTCGCTGGTGAACTGATAGACGAAGTCGTTGATGGAGACCTCGTCGGTCTGCGCGGCGTTGGCGCTGACGACGCGTGGCGTGATCGTGTTGACCTGGGCGACCGGTGGCCGGCTCGTGCCGGTGTAGGGTGTGCGCAGGGTCAGCGCGGTGTTCGAGGCGACGGCCGCCACCTCGTAGAAGCGGTCGCCGTCGGGCGAGAAGACGTCGCCTGGAAACACCTGCGAGGCCCACAGCGTACCGAATCCGGTCACCGCCGTTGAGCCGTTGATCAAAGTGACGGAGCCGTCACGATACCAAGTTTGTGGCATTGCTGTCTTTCCGTCGCCGTTGGGCCAGCATGGGGTGTGGCCTCAGGATATCTAAGCGCTTACTGTATTATCGAAGCCGGCAAATTTCAATCCGGGAAGGGCAGTTCGCCCTTGATGCGCGTGAAATCGATGGTCATGCGCTCCAGCTTTTCGGGGCGCCCGTTGGCCGCGTCGTGCTGGGCTTCGAGCTGGGCGTGCATCGGCCAGGCGGCGAGGTAGCGCCGTCGGCGCTCCTCGGCGATCTGCTCGGCGGTCAGACGGATGGAGAGACGCATGTGACGACCTCCTGAAAGGGCAGATAGGGGAACGCGTCGATGACGACGGTCAGGCGGATCGGCAGGTGGCAGGACAGCGCCAGCTCGCCGCCAGTGACGGTGTGGGCGACGCCGTTGACCAGCACCGTGCAGGGTGATGGCAGGTCGCGCAGCGTTGCCGTGTCGGTGTCGTCGGCAAGGATCCGGGTTTTGTCGAACCCGAGCAGGGCTGGGCGTTCGCGGACCATCGGCTCGTCACCGGACAGATCGACGTAGTCGCGCTTCCAGTCGGCAGCCAGCGGCAAAACGCGGTGGTCGCCATATTCCTGCGCCGCCAACTGGGCGGTGGCGCAAGTGCCGGTCGTGATGATCCGCCCTGCGGGATCGTATAGTGCGTAGTGAGTATGGCTGGGCGGCAAAGAGGTGTCAGTGGTGGGTACAGGAAGGCCAATCATTTGCGTAGCTCCAGAGCGATGATTGTACAGACCGCCCGTTCGTATAGGTTCTCGCCAAGAACATCGGCGGCGTGCCAGCCGTGAACCCCTGCCCCATGATAGACGACGAGGGCGCGGGCGAGGGCGGGCGCACCGGGGTACCAGTTTGCATTCTCTCCACCACCACCGTGGGGATTGATTCCCGTGGCTGTTGCAACCAGTGCGACGGGCTTGCCCCGGGTTTCGAGGACGATGCGCGGCCCCATCCCCCAAACCCCGTTAACTCCCATCAGTGCGCCGGGGCCGGTGGCTCCCGACATATTGCCGGTGCTGAGGTCTTCAATCTTGTCACCGTTGATAATCAAGTCGTCGATGTGTGCCCGCTTAATGACAGCGTCCCCGATGAGCGCTGACGAGATGCCGACCTTCTGGACGCCGCCGACCGTGGTGATGACGAACGGCGCGGTGGCCCCGGTCTGGCCCGGCTTGACGACCATGAAGTCGTCGACACGGAAGATCAAACTGGACCGCGTCACGCCGTTGTTGGTGTTCGACAGCAGGTCCATGCCCGAGACGTACCCGTTGTTGTCCACGGTGATCGAGTAGCGTCCCTGCAGGCCGTTGATGCTGCTCTGCTGTGTGCTGATCTTGGTGGTGTTGTCGTTGACCGTGGTTTGCAGCGTCGAGACGTTGCGGGCCACCGTGGACTCGGCGGTGACCCAGGTCTTGAGCGAGGTTTCCAGGCCGGCGATGTTTCTGTCGATCTGCGAGCGCTGCTGCGTGATCGTCTCGGTCAATGCCTGGTCGAGATCGGCCCGCGCCCGGCTCTCGCTGGCGATGCCCGCCTCGGCGTCGCCGACCCGCGTGGCGAGCGCCCGGACGTCGGTGGCCGTCGCCGATAGGCTGTCGCTGACCGCCTTGATCTCTCCGGCCACCGCCGCCTTGTTGCCGTCGAATTCCGAGGTCAGGGTGCGCAACTCGTTGGCGACGGCGGAACTCTCGTCGACCCAAGTGCGCATCTCGGTGTTCAGCGACGCGAGATCGGCGTCGAGCTGCGCCTTTTGCTGGGTGACGCGCTGGGCCAGCGCGCTGACCTCCTTGACGCGCAGCGTCGTTTCGTCGGCCAGCGCGGCTGCAGTGTCGCCGACGCGACCGAACAGCGTCGTGATGTCCTTGGCCTGCACCTCGTCGGTCTGCGCCAGTGTTTGCAGATCGCGCCCGATCGCCGCGACGTTGCCGTCGACGTCGCTGCGCAGCGTCCGGATGTCCTCGGCGAGCGCCCGTTCGGCGTCGGCGCGGGCGGTCTGCTCGGCGACGAAGCGCGTCCAGTTGCCGTCCACCTTGCCCTCCAGGACGGTGCGGCTGGCAGCCTCGGCGGAGTCGGCGTCGGCAAGGGTGCGCCAACGCTCCTCGGCGAGCGCCCGGTTATCGCCGACCGTTGCGGTGAGGTCGTTGATGCTTTCGGCCAGGGCGGCGTCGCCGTCGGTGCGGGCGCGGGATTCGGCCAGAGCCGCCGCCGCGATGTCCTCGCCGGTCTTGGCGGCGAGCAGGGTCACCTCCTCGGCGAGCGCGCCGAGGTCGTCGGCCTGCGCGGTGAGGCGGTCGGTGATGATGGCCCGGTTGTGCTCCCAGGCGGCGCCCATCTCGGTGACCGTCTCGGCGAGCGCCTGCCGGTCGGAGACCTCCTGGGTGATGCGCTGGTCGACGGCGGCGAACCGGCGGCGGCTGTCGCCACGCGTCTGCTGCAACGCCTCGAAGCGTTCGTAGCCGAGGCGCACCGACTCCGCCAACGTCTCGGCCAGCGCGTTGTCGAACCCCGATCGCGCCATCACCGCCTCGACGCGGGCGTCGAGGAAGGCGAAGTCCTGACGCTGGATCAGGCGTTCGACATGGGTGTCGAGGAAGGAGAAGTCGATGTCCGGGACGTTGTGGACGATGTCGTCCTTGACGCGGTCCCACACCGCCTGCGCCATATCCTCCACGCCGGCCGGGCGGGCTTCGCCGGCGGTGCCGAGGTTGGAGTTGAAGTCGCCGATGTTGCCGCCGAGATCGACCGCGCGCACCCAGTAGTAACGCACCGCGAGACCGGGGAGCCCGGCGCGGATGAAGTTGCTGCCCTTGACCTCGGCGATCTTTTCCGCGGTCGTCAGGTCGTTCGTTGCGCTTTCCCACACCTCGATGTGCGCGAGGTCGCTGTCGGTCGGGTTGGACCAGCGCAGGGCGATCTGGCGGATGCCGCCGGACGCCGCCAGCCCGGTTGGCTGGCCAGGCGGCGTTCCCTTGCCGCGCACGATCAGGCCGATTTCGGCGCTGGCGCGGCGGTTGTCGTGGCCGAGTGCGGTGACGCGGATGGTGTAGCGGCCCTCGGCCGCCGGCTCGATGTCGAAGCCGCCGACGCGCGTCGTCGCCCATTCCTGCCACTGGCCGCCCGGTGTCATCACGTCGGCGCGGTAGCCGGCGATCTCGGGCAGGTTGCTCGTCGTCCAGCTCACCGAGACGCGGGCCTGCGGCAGCCCGTTGACCCAGTAGACGCTTTCCACCGCCCGCAGGTTGGCCGGCGTCGGCAGCGGGGTGACGCCGCCCTGGTAGGCCGGTGCCGGCAGGTTGAGACCCTGTTCGACCCGCGCGTACTTGGTCGGGTCGTGCAGGAGCGCCGTCACCTCGAAGACGTTGGACTCCAGTTCGCGGATGCTGCGGACACGGAAGCGGCGCGGGGTCAGGCTGGCGCTCGACAGCGACCACATCGCCCCGGCGTCGGGAGCCACCGGCAACGGGTCGACCAGCGTCAACGCGCTGTGCTCGCCGATCCCACCGGCCACCGCGCGGTCGAGGACGCGGCCGTCGGGGAGCGTCACGGACAGCGTGTAGGCGTGTCCGGCCTCAAGCGTCACCGGGGCGTCGAGCGTCACCCGGCCCACCGTCGCCGCGGCCACCCGGCCGCCCAGGCGCACCAGCGCGTAGGCCGGGTCGGCGACCTGGATGATCTGTCCGGGTGTCACCTCCAGGTGGTCGAAGGAGCAGCGGTAGGTGACGGTCTCGGTCTCGTGCTGCTCGCTGTCGAGAATCCACAGGCCGAGACGGCGGGCCTGGCTGCGGCTCGTGCAGCCGAACGCCGACACCTCGATCTCGCGGTGGCCGTGGCGCTCGATCAGCCGGGTGTTCTCGATGACCTCGATCGCGCCGCGGTACTCGTCGGCGGGGTCGTTCCACGCCACCTTGGCGACGGTGTGCCGGGCCTTCAGCGCCGTTCCCGCGTAGGAGAAGACGCCGTCGAGGACGTTGGCCGGCGCGACGATCACGCTGTCGTCGCCCGGCATGTCGGCGCTGGCGAAAACTTGGCCGGCCGCCCAGTAGGCCATGCCGCGGAACGCCGAACAGATCGACTGGATGACCTTGTAGGCATCCTCGCGGGTCTGGATGATGCCGTTGAAGGTGAAGCGCGGCTCCCAGCCGCCGGCGCCGTTGGGCACCGGTTGATCGCAGTATTGCGCGATCTGGTAGAGGCTCCATTTGTCGATCTGGCTGGCGTCGATCACCCGGCCCAGGCCGTAGCGCGTGTTGGTGATCAGGTCGTAGAGCACCCAGGCCGGGTTGTCGGTCCACGCCGTCTTGAATCCGCCCTGCCAGATGCCGCCGTTGGCGTAGCTGTGGCTTTCCGGATCGTAGATGTCGGGCACGCTGACGCGCAGGCCCTTGACATCGTAGGCGCGCGCTGGGATCGACGAGCCGAACTGCTCGCTGTCGACCGTCAGCGCGATCAGCGCGCTGTCCGGGTAGCTGTATTTGCCATCGACAATCTGCGTGTAGCTCGACCACCAGCTCTCGTTCTGGACGGTGGCGCTGGTGCTGTCCGGGGTGAGGCGGCGCACCCGCACGTCCCACGGCGCGCCGCCTTCCGGAAGTTCGATGCGGTAGGCGCGCTCGTAGGCGGCGGTGGCCTTGCCTTCGATGGTGTCGGTGATGGTCTCGCGCCAGCCGCCGCCGTAGGGCCGCACGTCGATGGCGATCTGCACCTTCGAGCCGTGCAGATCGCCGTCGTCGGCGTCCTGCTGGGTCATCATCGGAAAGCGCAGAGTGACGCGCAGCGCATCGGTGTCGGTGATGGTGCGGATCACGGGCGTGTCGGCCCGCACGCGGGTGGAGACGGCGACCTCGTTCTCGGCGGCGGCGAAGCCGGCGATGTGGTCCTGGCTCGGCAGACCGACCCGGCTTTCCCAGGTCACGCCCTTGAAATTCAGCGTGCCGTCGGCGTTTTCGAGCGGCGTGCCATCGAAGTAGACGCCCTTGGACCTGCCGACGGGCAGTTCCTCCAGCTCGCCCTCGCCGATCAGGTCGACGACGCGCGCGGTCGAGCGTGACTGCAGGCTGTCGGCGTCCTCGCGCGCGCCGCCCGAGCCGCCGCCGCCCTTGCCGCCGCCCGAGCCCGAGATGCCGCCATCGGCGACGGCGCCGTTGAAGCCGGAGCCTCCCCAGGGGTCGGTGTAGCCGCCGGCCTCGGTCTCGACGAGCGCGCCGACGAAGTTGTAGTCGTTGCCAACCCGGCGGGCCGCCTGGATCGTGAAGACGCCGCGGGTGAATTCGTCGTCGTCGGGGATGAAGCGCAGGCCGCCCGCCACCTGGGCGACGGTGAGCAGGCTGTCGGCCTCGACCGGCGTGTGGTCGGCCAGATGCAGCGTGCCGCCCCGGACCGTGCCGACATGGAAGTGGCTGATGTCGGGGTACGTCGTGGTGACGATCCACAGCGAGCCCGCCAGCACCACCGTGGTCATCTCCGAGCCGTTGCCACCGGTGGGGCCGCCGGACATGATCTGTTCCGGGGCCATGCCGGCGGAGACGACGGTCGACCCGACGCGCAGGCGGCCGTAGATGAGCGGCACCGGGCCGCCCTGCTCGATGGAGTTGACCGGCCCGTTGAAAAGGAACGACTTGCGGTTCTCGACCTGCTCCAGGTCGCCCATCTTGGCCTGCGGGCTGAGCATCATCGAGACGCCGGACAGCGCCAGCGACAGGCCGAACATGGCGGCGGTGCCGTAGGCCGTCAGCGCGCCATTGGCCGCCACCAAGCCGGGTGCGGCGGCGCCTTGCGATGCGACGATCGCCACCGCCATGATGGCGACGCCGATCACCGCCTTGGCGCCGCCCTTGGATTTCTGGCTGGCCGCCGCTCCCTTCGGCACCGGGATGATGTGCAGGTCGCCGCTGCCGAGCCGGAAGGTCAGCTCCTGCTCGTTCAGCACGAGTCCGCTGCGCCTGTCGCCGCGCACCAGCTTGAACGCGCCGTCGCGCAGGGCCTTGAAGAAGCGGCCGGGAAAGTTGGCTTCGAGCGCGCGGGCGGCCTCGGCCACCGAGTCCACGTCGAGCGTGAAGCCCTTGCCGAACTCCTTGCGCAGCGCGCCGTAGAGATGGACGCGGCGCATCATGGCGCGACACTCCCGTGACGCAGGACGTGCGTCACATAGCGCATCCACGGGCCGAGCGGCTCGCGGCGCGACAGGCGTTTTTGCAGATGGTGCAGAATCAGACCGTTCGGCATGACGATGCCGGCGTGGTTGGGCACCTTGGAGCGGATGGCCATCAGAACCACGTCGTCGGGGCGCATCATGGCGCGGTCGGCGGTGACGAAGCCGCGTTCCTGGAAGCCGTCGAGGTAGAGATTCTCGCCGTGGTCCCACCATTCGTCGTCGCGCGCCTGATCGGCCACCGCGATGCCGAGGGTGTCGCGGTAATAGTCGCGGCACAACGCGTAGCAGTCGGTGACGCCGTGCACGAAGGGCCGGCCGATCAGCGGCGGCACCGGCACACCGGCGCCCCAGACGATCGGGGCGCCGGCGGCCTCGCCGTCGGTGGGGATGATCGCCCACGGCACGCCGGTCGCCAGTTGGCCGCGCATGTCGTCGCCCGACGGGTGCAGCGGCCCCATCGGGTGGGAATGGACCACCGCCTGAAGCCCGTCCGCGTGGGTCAGGTAATCGGCGTCGGCGATGTGGAAGTGGCGGGTCGGGTCGGGGTGCGTGTTGACGAGCGGCCTGTAAGCGTTGTCGACCACCATGCCGCAGCTTTCCTCGGGGAAGGCGGCGATGGCGTGGGCCTGCATGGCCGCGACGGCATCGGGCGTGAACATGGGATCAGATCCTCACTCGGGCGACGCCGGGGAAGGCGCGCGTGGGCAGCACCGCGGACTCGCCGAAGCGCTTCTTGCAGTCGGAATCCTTGCGCCCGCAGTCGTCCTCGGCGCTGTTGCCGGTGGGATCGCCGCTGGCCTTGAAACAGGCGGAGCCGGTGTAGGGGCAGGTGGCCTGAGAATAGTCGAAGCCGGCGCCGGTCCAGCGCCGGTAGGTGTGCGTGCAGGCGTCGCGCAGCACCTGCCGGCCGGGGAGCATCTTGCCCTCCTGGTCCATCGCCGCCGACAGTTCCCACTCGATGTGCGTCTTGGTCAGCGCGACCTTGCGCTCGACGCGGTAGATGTCGAGCGGGAAGTGGGCGCCAGGATCGGCGTCGGGCTCGCCGTCGAGAAAGCGCCGGAAGGTGCGGATGCGCGTCAGCGTGGCGCCGAGCAGGTCGTCGTAGGTGCCGACGAGCGCGCTCATCGCGCGGTTGGCGTTGGCGATGCGGATGCGCGGCGTCGGCAACGTGCCGGCACCGGTCCATTCGAAGCCGTCGGCCTCCAGATCGATCGGGGTATATTCGACGCCGCCGTAGGTGATCGGCGCCGATTCCCGGGTCGACTGCGTGAAGCAATAGACGTCGCCGCCGAGGACGCGGGCGTCGAGCTGGTAGAGCACGACGTAGGGGCTGGTCGCCGCCTTCTGCGCCTCGCTGGCGATCTTCGCCTGGGCGGCGCTGCGGGGGGTGGTCGCCGTGGTCATAGGTCGAAAACCTCGACGAAGGTGGCGGTGATCTGGTGATAGGAGAAGCGCACGCGCTTGCGCGCCCACTTCGTGCAGGTGAACTTGCGCGGCGCGCTCTCGCCGGGCGGCGTGTAGAGGAACGCCTCGGCGCCGAGGCGCGCCTTGAGGAAGGCGACGATGGCGTCGGCGTCGGCGGCCGGCAGTGCCTCCCAGGCGAAGGCGAAGGTGTCGCGGACGTTGTTCAGGCCATCTGCGGCGCGCTGGCGGTAACCGTCGCCGAAATCGGCGGCGAGCACCTTGACCTCCGGAGCGATCTCCGTGCCGGGGCTCGGCGGGATGGCCGGAGCGAAGATGGGGAACGCCATGTCAGTAGCCTCCCCGCAGCAGACCGCCGGGGCGCATTTGCTGGCGCATCTCCTCGGTCATCAGACCGCGCAGCTCCGCCTTCACCTGCCGGCCGATCTTGTCGGCCAGATCGGTGTTCTGTTCGCTCGTGCCGGCCCCACCGCTTACGTTCACGGTGACCTCCTGATGAATGGATGGTGACGTGTTTCCAGAAGTAAGCGCTGACGTTAAAAGACCGTCAGCGTTGTCCATCTGCTCCGGGGTGAAGACGCCCTCGCCACGCTTGGCGATGATCGGCACCTCGCCACGCAGCAAGCCGCCGGAGTGGAGCTTCGGCGCGCCAGCCCATAGTGACGACGGATAAAGGCCATGGTCAGTGCCGCCGTAGCCGACGATGCCGCCGACGTGGAACTTGGAGCCCGTGTTGGAGAGTGCGGCCATACCGGCGTCGGACGGCCTGCTGACGCCGAAGCCAAACAGCGAGCCGATGCCGGTGATCGCCTTCATCAGCAGTTGCTGGGAAATCCACTTGGCAAAGAAGTCGATCATAAACGTGGTCATGCTTGCGAACATCGAGCGCGCGCCCTCGATGAGGGTCATCTGCCCACTCAGAACGCCGGTGATGACGCCGGAGAATTGCGTGGTGAAACTCTTTGCTCCTTCGGCGCGGAGGAGCTGCAGGCGTTGCTCGGCGTCCAGGCTGTAATCGTAGTAGATCTTGCTCAATTCAAGATCGACGGCCGATTTCTGGAATTCGTATTTGTCATTGCGCCATTGATCGGTGTTCAACACACCGAACATCTGCTTGTTCTGAAGCGTCTGGTCGTGAAGATACGCGGGATCGTCCTTGCCCAACGGAGACGAGCCGTTCGCGGCGGACTGCCCAGCGGGGGCTGAGCCCGCGCTGGCCGGACCGCCCACCCCACCCGGCTTGGCTTGGCCGAGCACGCCGCCCGATGCACCGGGACCGGCGCTCCCGGGGGCGGGACCTGACGCGGAGCCTTTGGCATTCCCTGCGCCGGGGCCGACGCCGAAGTCGAAGCCGAAAAGATCGCCGATGGTGTCGATCGCCTTCATCATGAGCTTCTGGGAAGCCCACTTGGCGAAGAAATCAAGCATGTACTTGCCCATGCTTGCGAACATCGAGCGCACGCCGGTGACGATGCCCGTTTGTCCGCTCAGCACACCGGTGATCAAGCCGGAAAATTTCTCCGTGAAATTTTTGATCCCGTCGGCGCGGATGAGCTGCAGGCGCTGCTCGGCGTCCAGGCTGTATTCGTAGTAGAGCCGAGCCATCTCAAGATCGACGCTTGATTTCTGGAATTCGTATTTGTCGTTGCGCCATTGATTGGTGTTCAGCACCCCAACCATCTGCTTGTTCTGAAGGGTCTGGCTTTTAAGATACGCGGGATCGTCCTGACCCAACGGAGACGACCCGTTCGCGGCGGGCTGCCCAGCGGTGGCGGAGCCCGCATTCCCTTGGCCACCGACCGCGCCGGGTTTGTCCTTGCCGGGCGAAGCGAGAGCCGGGGCGCCGCCCGCCGCCGGGGCCGCGCCGAGCGTGGTGGTGTTGGCCTTGCCGATCGGACTGGCCGCGGTCTTCATTTGCGGCGCGTTCTTGCTGACCGCCTGACGGATGGCGTTGAAGACGCGCTGCTTGTCCCCGTTGCTGGCGCCCATGCGCTGGCCGGCCTCGATCGTGCCTTCGATCGCCCGGCGCACGTCCTCCGCAGCGATGCTGGCCGAGTTGGCGGCCGAAGTGACCGTGGAGTACGACTTCGCCAGCGCGTCGAGGCCCAACCCTGTTCTCAGCGCCGTTCCGCGCAGGTCGTCGACGGTCTTGCCGTAGTTTCCAGCGCGTGCCGCGCCGGCGTGGAGTGCCCTGTTCATTTCATTGGCCGAGCCGGTGACGGCCGCCAGCTTGCGCTTCAGGTCGGTCATCCTCCCACTGGTCTTGACCATCCGGTTGGCCATATCCCCGGCGTTGGAGAAGGCCTGCGCCAAGCTGGACAGCAGCCCGTCTGTCTGCCCGGCGGCCTTCTGGAAGGTTGTCATGGCCGCGGTCGCTGTCCTGAGGTCCCTGGTAAAAGACGCGGTGTCGAAATCGAGCCCGACGGTCAGAGTGTTGGCGTTCGAAGCCATGACGATTCCTTTCAGTAAGTACGCGCTTACTCAGTTCCGTGCGCACCGAAAAGGCGCCGGGCCTTCCTGATGTCCTCGTCGGACATCGTCACCGTCTCCACAATCTGCGGGCGGCCGAGGCGGCTGTGCAGACCTTTGACGATCCGCTTCACATGCTCGCCGCCCATCGCGACGCTGTGCGCCGGCAGGATTTCCAGAACCTCCTCGGCGCGGACCCGGTCGATCATGCCGTTCAGCAGCCAGAAGGCCCGGATGGGCATCCGGCGCACGGCGGCGAAGCTCATGCCGTAGAAACGCATCACCCGGGCGAAGTAGAATCCAAAATCGAGCTGGACTACTTCGACCCGGCCACCGCGTTTCCCACCGCGCCTCCCTCCGCGTCCTCGCCGGCGTCGGTCAGCTTGGACAGGTCGGAGCCGCGGGCGAAGGCCAGCAGCGCCATCAGCTGCGTCATGTCGAGCTTGAGCAGGTCGGCGTGGGTGGTGCCGTCGAGGAACTCCAGCAGCTTGCCGATCAGCAGCGTCAGCTTCTCCTTGCCCGTGGCGTTGGCGAGCTTGGCGTCGAAATCGTCGGCCTCGATGAACTGCTCCACGGTCATCGAGCGCAACGTGCGCTCCCGGCCGTCGAGGACGACCAGACGGGTGACCTTGAGGGCGTCGAGGTTGAGAATGTCGGTCATGGGGAACAGCTTTCCTCGGAAGGAATGGATCGGGAAGGGCGCGGGTTGGACGCCCGGCATGAAGCCGGGCGCCGGATCATCAGGCCGCGGTCGGCTTGCCGAAGGCCGCGATCTTGTTGTTGGCGGTGGTGTCCGGGTAACATTTGAAAGTCACCTCGTAGACACGCTCCTCGCCGGTCGCGTAGCGGAAGGTGAAGTTGGGCACCGGCGCCGCCTTGAAGGCGATGAAGTCCTGGGCGGTGTCGGACGCCGGCAGGCCGGTCGGGTGCAGCTTCAGCTCGCCGGCGACTTCGAGCAGGTCGGTGTTGACGCCCGAGCGGATCTCGATGCCGACCTCCGAGCCCGGCGCGCCGATGCCGATGGCCTGCGGCATGACGTCGAGCAGCTTGGTCAGGTTGGTTTCCAGCATCGGCACCGTGACGGTGACCGTGGTGCCGGTGATGACCTCCTTGATCGGGGTCTCGCCGGTCTGGTCGGCGGTCACCTCGTAGGTCGAGGTTTCGATCGCCACCTCGACGCCACCCTTGGTGGCGCCCAGGTCGAGCGTCGCAAAGGTCACGTCGCAGACGCCGAGCGCGATGTTTTCAGCAGCAATGGCCAT